CCCTACTTTGACGCCGAAGAAGGTCTGCGCTACGGCTTTGATGACAAGGGCGTCAGTATCACGCTGGAAGACTTCATAGCTCAATACGAGAAGCACAAGCAGACACCTGAAGAGGTGATGAAGCTACAACTGTCTGACAGTGACAAAAGCGCAATCGTTATGCGCGACGGGCCACCTTGTCTACAGCATCTGTGTAAGGAGCTAATCAGCGAGGGCGGGCGTAACAACGGCCTGTTCAATATAGGTGTGTATCTGCGTAAGGCGTTCCCCGACTCTTGGGAAACAGAGATACTAAGGTACAACAACGAGTTCCTGTCGCCGCCGCTGCCGCTCAGTGAGATCAACATCATAGCCAAGCAGCTTGATAAGAAGGAGTATGCCTACAGATGTAGCGACGCACCTATCGTCTCGCATTGTAACAAAGAACTCTGCATGACCAGAAAGCACGGCATAGGTGCCGCGGCTCAAGGGGCTATTGTTGCAAACCTCAGAAAGTACAACTCCGACCCGCCGGTCTGGTTCATGGATGTGAACGGCGAGCCGCTTGAGCTCGACACAGAGGCCCTGTTGTCCCAGCCCGCGTTTCAAAAGGCTTGCATGGAGCAACTCAGCTTCATGCCACGCACTGTTAGCAAGGTGGTGTGGGAGAGCCGTATCTCTGCGATGATGACAGAGATGCGGGACAACGAGTCCGCCATCATGGAGGTGTCAGAGGATGCCAGTACGAGCGGGCAATTCTACGATTACCTAGAAGAGTTTTGCCGTCATCTTCAGCAGGCTAAAGACCGTGAAGAGATACTGCTTCGCAAGCCGTGGACCGACGAAGAGTCCGGCATAACCTACTTCCGGCTGCGGGACTTTGAGAGTTTTTTAAAGAAGAACAAGTTCTTTGAGTACAAGTCACACCGCATAGCGCAGAGGCTGCGGGATATTGAAGGTAAGAGTATGCCGCTTAGAATTAAGGGAAGAGTGGTAAAGGTGTGGTCCATACCAGCCTTTGATAAAGCAGACGTAGACATTACTTTGAAAGATTTTGATACAACGGAGGTGCCGTTCTAATGCTGTTAGCCGATGGATTTGAAAAAGCCTTTATGGGTGTAGCCCACCGCGCCGGTCAGGAAGATGTCGTAGCCTACGACTTTGATAAATGCGTTGGTGTGCTTATAGACCGCGACAACATGGAGCCCGATGAGGCCCATGAGTTTATGTGGTTCAACGTGGTGGGGGCCTATGTCGGGGACAAAACCCCTGTTTTTATCAAGCATATGTCAAACATAGAAGAGTTGTATGATGAAGAACTTTGAGCGTAACGCAGAGATTTGGCGTCTATACAAAGAAAACAGGATGACGCTGGCCGCCATTGGCCGGATGTTTAACCTGTCCAGACAACGTGTGTATCAGATTGTGCAAGCCAAGAAAGAATTAGTCGAACACACAAAGAACTGGGACAAGCCCTTTGTTTAGATACTTTGGCCCACCCGGAACCGGCAAGACAACCACCCTGATTAATCAGGTGGAAAAAGCACTTGGCGCGGGGGTACTACCCAATCAGATCGGCTTCTTTTCCTTTACCAGAAAGGCGGCGGAAGAAGCGCGGGACAGGGCTGCCACAAAGTTTAATCTGGACCCCAAGGAGCTACCGTTCTTTCGCACCCTGCATAGCTTCTCGCTTGCCATGTCCGACATACGGGCAGAACAGGTCATGCAGAAAGAGCATTACAGAGAACTCAGCGAGATCATGGGGTTTAACCTGTCCGTGGAGAAACGTGTCAGCTTCGATGAAGATGTACCCAGCATAGTAAAATCCAATGATCCAGTCTTGGGCGTCATTAATCTAGCCCGCTTGCGTAAGGTAGACCTGCGCGAACAGTACAACCAGACAGAGCTTGAGCAATCATGGAACACGGTCAACTATGTCGCCAAGTCCCTGCTTGAATATAAAAAGCAGAACGAGGTCTTCGACTTTACCGATATGCTTGAACAGTTTGTTATAGGCGCAGAGCACTACTGCCCACGCTTTGCCCTGACCTTTCTGGATGAAGCGCAAGACCTGTCCGCCTTGCAGTGGGACATAGCCCACGCACTAGACGCCAAGTCAGAGCGTATGTATTGCGCCGGAGATGACGACCAAGCCATCTACCGCTGGGCCGGTGCCGACGTTGACCAGTTTATTAATCTGGACGGCGGGTCCGAAACCCTGTCGCAATCCTACCGGATACCCAAGTCCGTACACTTTCTGGCGCAAAAGATAGCCAGCCGGATACACCGCCGGTTCCCTAAAAGTTATAAAGCTAAAGATTTTATGGGCACGGTGCAGAACATCTACGCCGTTAACGAGTTGGACATGAGCAAAGGAACGTGGCTGATACTGGCTCAAGCCGGTTATATGCTGGCCCCCGTGGCTACCGAACTAAAGACAGACGGCTACCTGTTCGACTACCGCGGCTCACGGTCCATATCCGAAAGGGTGAGCGAGGCCGTCAACGGCTGGGAGCAACTACGCAAAGGCCAACAAGTGACTGGCGCAGTGGCCCGCACTATATATAGTTATATGACCAGCAAGGAACGCATACACCGCGGCTTTAAAAAGTTACCTACGCTTGGTGATGAGGACATGGTGACGCTCGACCAACTAATCGCGGACCACGGCCTTGTCGAATTGGTGCACCTCGTAGGAACGCCACGCCTTGAGGAGAACATCCGCAACTGCATATGGCATGAAGCGATGGACAACATACCGTCCACCGAAAGGGCGTACATCACGGCTCTACTGCGCCGCGGTGAGAAGTTCAACGCAGAGCCCCGCATCAAGGTGTCCACGATCCACGGCTCAAAGGGCGGCGAGGCAGATAATGTGGTACTGTTTACTGACTTGTCTACAGCATCAGAAGAAGAGTTTAGAAAGAATCCTGACGACACGCACCGCGTATTCTATGTGGGCGTTACCCGTGCCAAGGAAAACCTGTATCTTGTGGAGCCACAAGACCTAGCAAAGAGTTATGATCTGATATGAAACAGCAAGAGTTATTTGACAGGAAAGAGTTTATTAAGTCTGAAATCGAAAGAGCATATGTGAATGCTGATGATGACTGGAAAAGAGAGTATTATAACAACGCCGTAGAGTATCTTTCTAAAAACAAGATTATTGAAGGCGGGAAAATATGTGCGTTCTGTAGAGAACGTGGAATGTCTGAGCCGCATCATCATAATGTATGGGGTTCTATGGTGGCATCGTTAAAGAAGTTAGGGTGGGTGGAAAAAATTGGAATGGTTGCACCTACCACTAGACACACACATATTAACGCGGTTTGCCAATGGGAAAGTAAACTGTATCGGGGTGAATGACATGAGCGTCTTTCAGATTAAAGATTACATGATAAATGTAAATTATGAGTGCGTGGAGTGTAGCAACAAGTGGAACACTTGGCATCGAACTTCTGACGACTGGTATGAGAGAACTTGGACTGGATACACTGCGGCAAACGCTGACGCTTGTCCTAAATGTAATAAAATTAACCCGCCAAAGGGACAAAACATACAATGAAACGCGATGAAATTTTAAAAAAAGCAGAGTCTCTGATCAACGGGGACCGCGACCGCGACTACGGCGATGCACATAAGAACTTTCAAGATGTAGCCAAGCTGTGGTCTGTTATTCTGGAAACAGAAGTAACTGAGAAGCAGTTTGTCCTGTGTATGCTCATGGTTAAAGCCGCACGGCTAATGAAGACCGACCACGAGGATAGCTGGGTAGATATCTGCGGATATGGAGCTCTAGGTGGCGAAGAAAAGTAAAACAGAGCGGCTGATACGGTTTATAAGACTAGAACAGCTTGAAGACCATCTTAAAGACGGTTGGAAAGTTTTAAAACGCGGGACCGAAATGGTAACTATTTATAGGAAATGATATGCTTCAGATGCACATGGATACCCCTAAGTCAGAGTGGGTGCCACCGGCAGAACTGCCAGACATATTCGACGCCAAAGAAATTGCCATCGACGTTGAGACCCGCGACCCCAACATCAAGACCAACGGGCCCGGATGGGCAACGGGTGACGGTGAGGTTGTAGGCTACGCCATAGCAGTGGACGGCTGGTTTGGTTACATACCTATCCGTCACGAGCACGGCGGTAATCTGGACGAGCGCATAGTCAACAAATGGCTTAAAAAAGTCTTTGAGTGCCCCGCCGATAAAATCATGCACAACGCACAGTACGACGCGGGCTGGATACGCCGTATGGGCTTTACCATCAACGGGCGAATAATCGACACAATGGTTGTTGCGTCCTTGCTGGATGAGAACAGGTTCAGCTACAGCTTAAACAACGTAGCCTATGATTATCTAGAGAAGATAAAAGTCGAGAAAGGTTTAAGAGAAGCTGCAATAAGCTTCGGCCTCGACCCTAAGTCAGAAATGTGGAAGATGCCCGCCATGTATGTCGGCCCCTACGCCGAAGGCGATGCCACTTTGACGTTGGACCTTTGGAACCATTTCAAGATAGAGTTAGAAAAGCAAAAACTTTGGAACATAGTTAACTTAGAACTGGACGCACTACCCTGCTTAATAGACATGACATGGCGTGGAGTACGAATAGATCAAGACAGAGTGGAGCGTACAAAAGACGCCCTGTTCAAAAGAGAAAAGGCCGCGCTTCAAAAGATAAAGGATATGTCCGGACTAAATGTAGAAATCTGGGCAGCACGATCCCTGTCCAAAGCATTTGATCAACTAAGCATAGCCTACCCCAAGACAGAAAAAGGCGCACCGTCCTTTACAAAGCAGTTTTTGTCTGACCACCCGCACGAGTTTCCCAAGCTGATAGTCGAAGCTCGTAACCTGAACAAGACCAGCGGCACGTTTCTTAACACCATTATGAAGCACTGCCGGTCCGATGGCCGTATACATAGCCACATAAACCAGATCAGATCGGACGACGGCGGGACCGTATCGGGGCGCATTTCAATGAGCAACCCCAACCTGCAACAAATACCGGCCCGCGACCCAGAGCTTGGCCCGATGATCCGTAGTCTGTTTCTACCAGAAGAAGGCGAGCAATGGGCGGCTATAGATTTCTCGCAACAGGAACCGCGGATCTTGGTCCACTATGCCCACGTTCTGGGTAACGCAAAGGGGCGGGTTCCGTTCAAGGGAACAGAAGAATTTGTAGAGGGCTATAGAAATAATCCTGATATGGATTTTCATACGATGGTGGCAGAAATGGCCGACATTAATCGCAAACAGGCTAAGACAATCAATCTGGGTATGATGTACGGCATGGGCGTCAACAAGCTGGCGAACCAGTTAGATATCGAAGTGGACGAAGCCAAGAGCCTGATTACGCAATACCATGACCGCGTTCCGTTTGTAAAAGGCTTGATGAACGGCGTGATGCAGCATCTAAACAGTAACCGCAGCGGCGGCACTATCAGTTCTATCTTGGGCCGCAAATGCCGATTTGATCTGTGGGAGCCTACTACATTTGGTATGTCCAAAGCGCTGCCATATAAGGCAGCCGTCAGCGAATATGGCGAAACAACCCGTTTGAAGCGGGCCTATACCTACAAAGCTCTCAACCGGTTGATCCAAGCGTCTGCCGCGGACATGACAAAGCAAGCTATGGTAAACATTCATAAAACAGGACGTGTACCATTAATTCAAATTCACGACGAGATCGCTATTTCTGTGAAAAATCGTGAAGAAGCAAAAGAAATTGCAGAAATTATGGAAAATGCTGTAACATTAGAGGTGCCTAGTAAATGCGACGTTGAGATCGGCCCAAGCTGGGGCGAAGCATCGTAACTTTATTCACGGTAAACCTCCCTTAGAACTGGCTCCGCTTCGGCGGGGCTTTTTTTGCTTGTATAATAACAGTTTCTCTTATATATTCCTTTACATAAGGAGCTATATATGGACATCACCAAGTGGAAATCCGTCCTCGTACCGATCGAAGTGTACGAAGAGATCAAGAAATTAGCGAAATTAGAGGGCCGGACAATATCTGGTCAGCTTCGCGTTATGTGGAACGTGTATCGTAAAACAATTAGTTGACCCTTTTTTTTAACTATGGTATGCGATAAGTCTTAGTTATAAGGAGATATTTATGTTAGATAAGTTTTTGCGTATGTTTTTCCCTATGTTTTTCTCTGAGCCAGAGCGGGCTAGAGACGACAAGGGCCGTCTGCGGGCGGACAACAAAGCGACGCCCGCGGTCAACGAAGCGTGGGTAGGCGGCAAGGCCCCTGTCAAAAAGAAGCGTGGCCGCCCTGCAAAGGCCAAGAAGTGACCATCCAAGAAGGAGACGGCAGCATGGGCCGGTTAATAGCCGATGGACTATGCCCGCGCTGTCATTCCGTCTTGTCACCAGTCGAGGTCCACGGGCATTACCAATGTTCCGTATGCAAAATGGTAGTATCTGAATGCTGTCAGGGAGAGAGAAATGATATGCCCGAAGTGTCAGGAAAAGACTAAGGTCTATAACAGTAGGCCGTTCGGAGACAACATCCGCCGCCATCGTCTATGTCTGAAGTGTGGTCATAAATACTCAACTTTAGAAATTTTAGAAGTTATTGCTGACGTGGTTCCAAAAGAAAAACCCGTCGCAAAACCTAAACCCGTTAAGAAAAAACGGTTTGAAGAACTAGATTTCGATAGCATGACCGACGAAGAGATAGAAAAAGCGATGTTTAACGAAGATTTGTCTTGACTATTCTTACACTATCGCATATATATGGGGTTGTAGAGCCCCCAAGCTTTACATTTCCCGTAGTTAGCCCTCAGAGCCTTGTGTTCTGGGGGCTTTTCTTTTGCGCTTGACATCTTATATGTATGGGAGTATATAGGGTTATGTTAAACAAATGAACGGGAGATACCAATGGGTAGACAAAAGAACTTTGAAAACATGACGCATGAAGAGCGTTGTGCGTATTGGGAAAAGAAGCGGGAAAAAGAAATCGCGGACCGCGGAATTCTTATCCAAGAAATAGCCGCGCAACAACCAGAAATGCTGGCGGCTGTTAAAGAGCTAAAGTCAATCGCACATCAGATTGGAACTGAAATGCAGTATGAAGGTGCAGAAACTATCTGGGTTTCAGATATGCACAAACTGATTGACAGGGCAGAAAGAGTCGGCACTTTATTTAATATAGAAGAGTGATAAAGATGCTGAGTGCAACCCGCTGTCATAACTGTAACGAACCGGCTGCCGCAAAGGACGGTAACCGGTTCCTTTGTTCTGATTGCTGGTTTAACATATGGGCACCACGGGAGATGCTACATGAAAAAAGCAGAAGAAGTTTTAAAAATGTCGCGGGACATAGATGGTCTGACAGCCGTTATGCACAAACAGATTAACAGCGAGGATGACATTTATATAAAGACAATAAAGTCTAAGGTCTTGGAAAGATCGTTGGGCATGGACTGGGCCGAAGCTTGTGAAGTTGTGGAACGGGCTGTAGAATTGTTTGCAGCAAATACCAAACAAGCCGGTGCATTCAGCCGCGAAGCAGTGGACAAGGCTGTCACCATCAACGCCGCTTGGAAAAGGATACAACGTGGATAAAGCAAAAGATGACTTTGAGTCCGCATCCGACGAAATGGACGCCCTGCTAGACCGGTTTGAACAAGCCGGTTATAACAGCGGAGCCGCAATGGGCGGTGCAATGCAAGCCATCATATTTAGAATGGCTATCGGCGCACCGGACGCGGCCACCGCATTAGGGTTCATGGGCTCCTGCATGAGTACCGCAGCCCTGATGGCTACCAGCCCAGACGAAACAGAACACTGACCACGGCCCTCGCTCCATTATTTTGGGGCGGGGGTTGACTTATTTTTTTATTTAGTTTATGTATGGGATAAAGCTTATATCACTACGGGAGATTGATATGTTATTCAACGCTAACGAACGCACCAGATATATCGCTAAATGCGCTGGTGTAGACTATGACGACCTGATCACGCATCAAGACGCTAACCCCGCCGTCACAATGTATCTGGAGGACTTTAAGGTAATAGAGAACGAGCTCCGCGCTGCGTATATCGTAGGCAAAGCAACAAAGACCGCGGCTCACGGGTCTTCTAGCCTTATTGACAGTCTTGAGCATTGGGCTAAATGTTTTAGGGATGGAACCTTGGACGACAGCAACGCAGAAGATATTGCGTATTTGTTGGAAGACAGGGCGCATGATCTCAGGAATGCGGTGCTCTGGAAAGAAGTCGATGACCGCCATGCGTAAAAACTTACATGAAATAAATAACATCCGTGAGGCGATGTACCAACTGCAAGATGCCTTTGAAAAGTTTGAGGTGTGCGTTGTAACTGATATGCGTCACTCAACTGACAAAGATATTGCGGATGAGATGTATCATATTGCGAAAGAGTTAAACCTCTGCATTGTTTCACTTGCAACTAAAGGAGACGACGATGCCAAAGTTTAAGGTAACCGCCACGATGGACGTGGGCTACGAACTAATCGTCGAAGCCCGTAACGAAGCCGAAGCATGGCAATTAGCCGGTGACGCCGACATCGACGGCTGGGAAAGTAAAGGCGGCCAAGACTGGACGATGGAGGGGATTTGGGAGGTTGAATGAAACAATATTCATAATCGGATATCTGGTCAGCGGGCTCGCCCTGCTGGCCTTTCTTATTTGGGACGCTTGGCGAAACTGATAAAACTTTCTAAAATTTTATGCTTGACAAGTATGGGATAGTATGCTAGGGTATAAGAACAGTCAGAAATGATTGTGCTTGCCCCGATGGGCGGGGTGCGCTGTTTCACATTGTTAATTTCTACGGGAGGTATCTA